TCTCACTCGATGCTGAACTCTATGCTTGGTACACCGAGCGATGGCGATGGTATGCAAGGGCCGTTGACTTCCGTGATCGTCTTCATTACGATGGTAGTCACAAATTCGATGAGCGGCTCTATCCATTCCAGAAGGGGAGCGTAGCGTTCCACGACGTTGCGCATACCGGCACGGTCGGTACGATTGACTGCTCGGAAATGGGAGTAGGCAAGACGTGCTTGACACTCTCTTCACTTCGTCTCTGGCACGAACGTGATAAGAACGCGCTTCCTGCGATTGTGATCTCACCCAACTCAGTGAAGCATGTCTGGGCAAACGAAGCTGCGATGTGGTTTCCCGAAGCACACCCGTACGTCATCGAAGGAAGTTCGCTTCAGCGTCGTAAGCGCTTCGATGAAGCATTCGTTGATCCATTTGCACTCGTGCTTATGAACTTCGAGGCTGTGAAGCTTCACTCGAAGCTCGCCTCATATGGTTCGGTGCGCATGCTTCGTTGTCCTAAGTGTGGTGGACCCAAGACGAACAACGACGTCACTGAATCTCGATGCCATGCGCATAAGCGTGAGCTTCAGCGATTCGAGTTCCGCTCCGTGATCATCGATGAAGCGCACCGGATGAAGGATCCTAAGGCGCAGCAGACTCGAGCTTGCTGGGCAGTTCAGCATCAACCTTCGGTCAACTACCGCATTGCTTTGACCGGTACACCCATCGCGAATGACGTCGGTGATCTGTGGTCGCTTCTTCATGGCATCGCACCTGATGACTTCAAGGTGAAGACCAAGTTCACTGATCGTTACGCCTTGATGGCTTGGAACCATCTCGCAACACTCGACATCGTTGGTGTTCGACCAGACACCCGTGGTGAGTTCGACCAGGTCATCGCGCCTCGTCTTCGTCGAGTGCTGAAGGCACAGGTGCTGACCCAGCTGCCACCGAAGGTTCGTGAGACGCGGCACGCTCTGCTGACTCCGACCCAACGTAAGATGTACAAGCAAATGGAAGAGGAACTATTCGTCACGTTTGAGGACTCTGATGACGTCCTGGTCGCACCGAACAACCTGACGAAGGCAACTCGACTACTGCAGTTCGCGTCGGCGAGCTGTGAGATGGTAGACGACAAGGTTCTGCTGAAGGCACCAAGCGCGAAGCTCGATGTGCTGGAGGAGATCCTCGGTGATCTTGGTACGAAGCAGATTGCGGTCTGTGCACTCTCACGTCAGCTCATTGAGCTCGCTGCCGAGCGACTCACGAAGCTTAAGATTTCGCATCGTCTCGTGACGGGCAAGGTCACTGGATACGACCGTGCGGACAATGTCAAGCTCTTTCAAGAGGGCCGAGTGCAGGTATTGCTCTTCACTTTAGGAGCTGGTGGCACGGGTATCACACTCACTGCCGCAGACACCATCGTGTTCCTCCAGCGGTCGTGGTCGCCAATCGACAACAAGCAAGCCGAGGATCGAGTGCATCGCATCGGTTCAGAGCGACACGAAACGGTCACCGTGATCGATGTGATCGCACCTGGTACGATCGAGGTTCGTCAGCTGCAGAGTCTCAGAGCAAAGCTCGATCAGCTCGAGGACGTGGTGCACGACCGAGAGCGTTTGCTTCAGACACCACTATTGCTAGGAGAGGTTGAGTGACGACGGACTTCACCGGCGCACAGGTTATGGCTGTGCGGAAAAGCATGAAGCTCAGTCGTGAGAAGTTCGCCGCACAGGTCGGACTCACGGCTGCCAAGCTTCATAACATCGAAACTGAGAAGCGGGCAATGCGTCCCGAAGAGCGGACCGCCCTCGCACCGATGATGGGAGGTACGCTACCTCCTGTTACAACTCCCGCGACAAACAACCAGACGATTGCGCTTCTCGATGAAGATCTCGAGACGATGTGGCTTGATCCCGCTCCATCAGAATCTACTCCCACGGGCGCCACGCAGGTTTCCGAGCTCATCAAGTATCTGTCGCCGAACTCGACCGAAGCACGTGCAGTGCTTGAGGGTGGGATCAATCGCGAAGCGCTTGCGACACTCGAGCTTGAAGCGGAAGTCTTCGAGCCTGAAGTCCTTGACCCTGACGTCATCGGTGTGCAGGGACTCTATAACGACGGCCTTCGTCGAGTGACGAACTCCGAGCTGCAGACCTTCAAGCACTGTCGTCGTAAGTGGTGGCTCGGTTGGTACCGTGGCCTCGCTCCTCGTTCACAGCCGACGAGTGGTCCGCTCGCATTGGGCACCCGTGTTCATGAAGCACTGGCGATGTATTATGTGCCGGACTGGCGGGGTAAGAATCCGAGCGAAGCACTTGAAGAGCTGCTTCTTCGTGATGAGGCGATGCTCATCGAGCGACTCGCTGATGAAGATGCCGAGGTCGCAGCCGAACGTCTGACTGGCTTTAAGAAGGACGCTGATCTCGCACGGGCGATGATCGAAGGATACACCGAATGGCTTCAGGAGACGGGAGCCGACCAGGGCTACGTCGTCATCGCTCCCGAGCGTACGCTGACTGCCATCATCGAGACACCCGCTGATGCTCCTGACATCCAGTTGAGCGGTACCGTCGACGTGCTTCTTCAGCGGGCCATGGACAACGTGATCCTCTTCATGGATCACAAGACGACGCAGTCGATGAGTCAGCTCACGCGCATGCTTCTGTGGGATGAGCAGATGCAGCACTATCACCTGCTCTCCAGTGCTAACCTGGGTGATGCTCCTCATGTCGATGGTGCGCTCTACAACATGATGCGCAAGGTCAAGCGTGGTGCGACTGCAAAGCCTCCCTTCTATGAGCGTGTCGAAGTTCGGCACAATCCTCATCAGCTCAACAACTTCCGTGAGCGTCTCGTCGGTGAGTCGTTGCAGATCATGCAGGTCGAACGCGCACTTCAGCAGGGCGTGTCTCATCAGGCTGCCGCGTACCCCAGCCCGAGCTCGCGATGCTTGTGGGGATGCGAGTTTGCTTCGGTCTGCCCGAGCTTCGATGACGGATCTCGTGCCGAGGACTTTCTCAAAGAGCAGTATGTCGAGCTTAACCCAATGCGTCGTTACGACGATCGACAAGCTGCAAACCTGGTAGAGTAAGAAACGACTTGGAGGAATCATCTATCTGTGACAGTTCCACTTTCACTTCTCGTTCACGCGTTCTCTAAGACGGGTAAGACTACACTCGCAGGAACGTGTCCCTCACCGCTTCTCGTGCTGGATGCTGAAGGACGAACCCGCTTCCTCCCTCACGCCAAGCCCGTGACAGCGCTATACGGTCGACCAGTTCGTCTTACGAGCTGGATACCGACCGGACCACCGCCTCGGTACGATGGCACGTGGGACATCTGCGTTGTCCAGTGCAACGACTGGCTTACCGTCGAGCAGACCTACCAGTGGCTTGTTTCTGGACAGCATGACTTCATCTCGCTTGCAATGGATTCACTCACTGAACTTCAGCGTCGGTGCCGTGAGAACCTCAAGGGCAGTGATGCCATGCGCATCCAGGACTGGGGTGTACTTCTCGACCGTATGACTCGGATCATCCGTGGCATGCGTGACCTCACCCTCCACCCCACTCGTCCATTCGCCGTGGTGCTGTTCATCGCGGAAACAAAGCAGGATCAGAGTGGTAAGTGGAAGCCGAACATGCAAGGGCAGATCTCAACCGCACTGCCCTACTGGATGGATGTCACTGGTTACCTCTACAAAGAGAACACCATGGACGCCAATGGGCAGCCGACCGGACCTGAGGTTCGCAAGCTGCTCATCTCACAGCACCCGGAGTACGAAGCGGGTGAAGCCGTGCAGGGCGTACTGGGTAGCGTCATCACTGATCCCAACATTTACACCATGCACATGACACTCAATCAGTTCTTTGCACCACCCCAGAATGGAGAGACGACTTGACCGTCATCAACTTCCAGGAAGCTCTCGCGTCTGCACAGACCGTGAGCTTCGAGCCGCTGCCGAACGGTGACTACGACATGGTCGTCGCTGAGTCGACGCCGACTCAGAGCAGCACCAACAAGCCCATGATCAAGGTGAAGTACCGGGTCGAGACCGGGCCGAACGCTGGCAAGACGGTGTTCAACAACTACACGTTCTCGACCGACAGCGCGGTTGCTCTCGCCATCTTCTTCCGGCACATGAGCTTCCATGGTCTCGATGCGAACTTCTTCGCGGGCAACCCCGCTTGGGAGACCGTCGCGTCGACGCTACTCAACCGTCGGGTCCGCCTCGAACTGGGCACGAAGATCTACCAGGGCTCGCCTCGCAACGAGGTGCTCAATGTGAAGCCGCCTGACACTCAGGCTGCTGCTCAGGTTCCCGCTGCTCCGGCTCCTCAGGCTCCGGTGATGGCACCGCCCGCCATCCAGCCGCCGCAGTTCGCTCCGCAGGCTGCTCCCGTCGCTCCTCCCGTGATGGCTCCGGCTCCTGCTCCGATGCCTGCTCCTACCATGGCTCCGGCTCCCCCGCCGCAGGGTCCCGTCGGTCCGCCGCCGGCTCCCGCTCCCGTGGCTGCCCCGGCTCCTGCGCCTGCCCCAGCGCCGGCTCCCGAAGCTGCTCCTCCGGCTCCGCCCGCCGCCCCTCCGGGTTGGGCGTTCGTCGATGGTCAGTGGGTGCCCGATGCTGCGCCCACCCCGGCTCCGGTGGCCCCGGAAGCCGCCCCCCAGGGCGCTGTACCGCCCCCGCCGGCCGTTCCCTACTAAACCCCAAGGTCCTCCCATGCGCATTGGATATGGGAAGATCGGACGCACCATTGGCCTCACCCCGCAATCGTGGGGTGTGGTCGGTGGTGACGATGAGGCCCCTCTCCTTCTCAAGACACTTGCTGAGCGCTGGCCTGAGCACACGTTCGTACTCCTAGGACGTAACTCAGGTGAAGTGCCGCAGGACGTCGGATTCCCACCTAACGTTGAGAATCCCTTCATCAACCTGCGAGGAGACATCCTCAACCTCAGTCGAGGCAATCACTCGCCAATGACTCTTCCTGAACTGTACCGATCCGCACCCGGATTGATACAGGTTTGGGCTCCTGTGTTCGACACCCTCGATCACGTCATCATGTGGCAAGGGCAGCACGGGACCTCGAACTATCCAATCCCCAAGACCGATGGTTCAGGCGAGATCACTCGCCCACAAGACGCCTTCGTATATTATGTCAACCCGATGATTGGCGGCATCAACCGCATGATGCATCGGGATCCGCATTACACACGTGTTGTGTGGTTGTGCGCAGACCCTCGAAATCTTCTCAAAGCTCGTGATTTAGCTTGGCCACCACAAGATGTCCTGGGTCAATTCGAGTTCACCAAGAAAGAGAAGCATTGGCGGTACGACGAACCCGGTGATCCCAAGGATTTCGGGTTCACCGGTGACTGGGTTAAGAGTGACCGTGCAACGAACACATGGCACGTAGATCATAAGTACGTGTACTCACAACTTGAGATCTGCGGCATTCTTCCTGAACATGTGAACGCTTGGTTCTCTGACGACTTCCACGGTCGTGATCGGTTCGGCCTCTTCATCAACGAAGCACGCGCATACGTGAAGAACAATCGTCGTGATGCTTTCGTTGACTATGTACTTCCGCTTAACCCGGACTTTGTGCATGGTAAGTGGAGTGAGAAGTCTCAGGAGCAGATCACAGCGCTGGGCGGTCCTATCATCGAACCCGCACCAGCGGAAGTGTACTACGACAAGCTTCGTAGTGTGAAGTGTACCCTCACCACGCCATCCAGCGGCTCGGGCTGGGCGACGACGAAACCTTGGCAGTCATTCGCAACCGGGACAGTATGTTTCTTTCACCCGGAGTATGACACGCAAGGTCACATCATCCCGACGCTTAATCAGATCGCAATTGATGGATCAGGACACTATGACGAGGAGCTTGCAACCCTCGCCAAATGGCTTCGTGTTGAAGATCCTGAGCAACTACATAAGCGTGTTGATATCATCAACTCAAGCTATGAAACGTGGCTCTGGTTGGCACGAACGCAACGGGTACTGTACGATAAGGCATGTCAGGAACGCCGCATCCTCAACTTAATCGGAGAGAGGCTAGGAATATGACACCCAAGCGCGTGGCATTGATCACTACGACGATCAATGTTCCCACCATGCTTCAGCTCTACGCCAATGACTGGAGCATCGATGATGAGCTCGATGGCGCACTCGAGATCATCGTAGCTGGTGATGTGCAGACTCCTCCCGAAGCTGAAGACTTCGTCAAGGAGCTCGGCGGTACATACATCCCGACTGACTCGATGCTTGCGAAGCGCTGGAGAACCGATAAGCACGTCGGTCACCGCTCGATCCAGCGTCGTAACATCGCACTACTTCACGCCATCGCCTCTGGTGCAGATATCATCCTCACCGTGGATGACGACAACACTCCCTCACGCGATTACTTCTGTGATCTCCTCAATGAGTTCGATCGTCAGTCTCATCGTGTGTTCACCGCGAAGTCGGGTTGGTTCAACCCCTGCTCGATGCTCTATCCCAAGACCATCGCACGTGGCTTCCCGATTGCCGAACGTCATCCACACGAGATGAGCGGTGTGTACATGTGGAGAGATGACATCCGCATCGGCGTGGTCAATGGTCTGACCACTGGTGATCCCGACATCGATGCCATCGAGCGTCTGGTGAACTGGCCGAAGGCTGACAGCCTCACCACGGAAGATAACATCGTACTCGCCGCTGACACATGGGCTCCGTTCAACACCCAGAACACTGCATTCGTTCGTGAGCTTGCACCACTGATGCAGTGCCTCGTTGGTGTCGGTCGTTACGACGACATCTTCATGTCATACATCGCTCGAGTGATCATGGATGCGACGGGTTGGCACGTCAACTACGGTGAACCGACCACTCACTCCGTGCGCAACGACCACGACATTCTGGTCGATCTCGAGAAGGAGATGTACGGGTACAAACTTCAGGCGAGGTTGATCGAAGCACTTCGCGACTTCCGTGATGAGTGGATGCAGGAAGCGAGTGGAAGTATCATCTCCGCTCTCTCCGTGCTCTACGAACACATCTCACCGCTCCTGCGCGAAGAGACGATCGCTGCGAACACCGCATGGATCGCCGACGTCGAGACCGCTATGAAAGAGGGAGAGCATGACTGAGACTAAACCCTTCATCCCGAACGGTGACCGCAAGGTTCTCGTCCTGGGTGCGGGAGGATTCATCGGGGGACACCTCGTCAAGCAACTCGTCGATGATGGTGACAACGTTGTCGCCGTCGACATCAAGCCGATGAGTAAGTGGCATCAGGTGACCACCCAGAGCATCGACCTCTTCGACGCGGGTGATCCCGATCGTCTGCGTGAGCTTGGTGAGTACCACTTCGATGAGGTGTATAACCTCGCTGCCGACATGGGCGGCATGGGCTTCATCGAAGGAAACAAGCTCGCGTGCATGTTGTCGGTGCTGACGTCCACGAACGTGCTCCGTGCAGCTCGAGACTACGGCTGGGACAAGGTCATCTACTCGTCTAGTGCTTGCGTGTACCCGGCGTACATCCAGAACGACCAGACGCACGTAGACAACCTCGACCTCGAGCTCTCCGAGGATCAGGCGTACCCCGCTGAACCCGAAGATGGGTATGGCTGGGAGAAGCTCTTCAGTGAGCGAATGCATCGCCACTTCAAGGAAGAGACGAGCGTCGATACCCGAGTCGTGCGCTTCCATAACATCTACGGAACGCACGGTACCTGGGATGGCGGTCGTGAGAAGGCTCCTGCTGCGCTGTGCCGCAAGGTCGCCACTGCGAAGCTCTCAGGCACTCGTGCTGTTGAGATCTGGGGCGACGGCAGTCAGCTCCGCTCGTTCTGCTATGTCGATGATGCAGTGAAGGGCATCGTGATGGTGGGCCGTGGTGAGTATGGCCATCCAGTCAACGTCGGCAGCTCGGAACTTGTCACGATCAACCGTCTGCTCGAGATCATCACCGAGATCGCAGGTTATGTCGTCGAGAAGCACTATGTCCCGGGTGCACTCGGTGTCAAGGGTCGCTCCAGTGACAACACTCTCATCAAGGATCTCTTCGGCTGGGAACCGTCCATCTCGCTTCAGGACGGTCTCGCCATGACGTATGCGTGGATCGAAGAAGAGGTTGCCCAGGAGATGCGTCGCAATGGTTGATGCACCCAAGTGGAAGTGGCTCGAATCCACACGTGAGCTTCAGGTTAAGTTCTTCGGCGCCAACTTCGACACGCCTACTGGTGATGAACGCGCCGACTACATCATGACACAGTACACGGCCTTGACCTGTGAGCTCGTCGAGTTCATGGATGAGGTCAACTGGAAGCCGTGGATGAAAGACAACCGCGGTGATGTTCCCGATCGTGACGCCGCCGTCGGTGAACTCGTTGACGCCGCTCACTTCCTCGCTAACCTCGCTTGTGCACTTGGCGTCACTGACACTGAGTGGGAAGAGAAGTACCAAGCGAAGCAAGAACGCAACCGTCGTCGGCAGGAAAGTGGTTCTTACACCAAGTCAGGGTATAAGTGCCCCACGTGTAGTCGTGAACTCGATCGTCCGGGCGCAATCACCGTCGGTCACAATGGTCTCACTCGTTTCTGTACTGCATGCGGTGTACCCATTGATGCTTCTCATCACTGTGCGCACTGCGGTCTGATCGAACCCAAGCTCACTAACGTCGATGGTGTTGGCCACTGCGACAACTGCGGTCACGCAATCCTAGTATGATCAGGTCGTGACTCTCCGATTCGTTGACACTATGTGTTTCGCCGGAGGCTTCACTCTCGGCACAGTCCAGGCCGGCTTTGAGCTTGCGGGCAAGTGCGAGCTGAAAGGTGCCTTCGGTGCACCTAACTGTGAAGCCAACCGACACCTCCTCGGCTACGACTGGAAGCTGCAAGAAGGTGATCACGTCTGGGAGCACCCGGGAGGAGATGTCCATTACATAGCAGGCAATCCGCCCTGCAGTGGTTTCTCGTTAATGTCTAATCGGAACTTCCGCGGGGTAGACTCCCCCGTGAACAAATGCATGTGGGCGTTCGTCAACTACGTCGCTCACGTGAAACCTCTCACCGCGGTGTTCGAGTCGGTCCAGCAGGCTTACACGGGTGGGCGCCCGCTGATGCAGGCGCTCGCCCAGTGGCTTCGCGACTCCACGGGTCTCGACTATCACTTGTGGCACGTCAAGCACAACAACCTCGCACTGGGCGGCTGTGCTGAACGGCGTCGATACTTCTTCGTTGTGTCCCGCATTCCCTTCGGTGTTGAACGGCCGGAGATCCGTCGGACCCCAACCCTCTGGGACGCGATTGGGGACCTTGAGTCCTCCCCAATCACCTGGGAACGGCAACCGTACCGGACTGGACCCAGTCGTTGGGCTGAACGACTGAGGGACGAACGAGGTGGCTTCGACGGTCACGTAACTCGTCTCACTCCGGAGTTCCATCGAGCCATGGCGTTGCTCCCCGAGGCTGGACCGTGGGGACCGGGTGAATGCATCTCAGATGTGGCCAAGCGGTACTACGAACGCACAGGTACGCTTCCTGAGTCCTGGGAGTATCGCAAAGAGAAGCTTCTTAATAACAACTTCCATCTTGGCTTCCACCAGCTCGTCCGCTGGAAGAAAGACAACCACGCTCGTGTGATCACGGGTGGCGCTCTTCAGCTTGTGCTTCACCCAACGCTCGATCGAACGATCACGCATCGAGAGGCTGCACGCATCATGGGCTTCCCCGACACCTGGGTGATCAAGCCGATGAAGGGGTACTCTCAGCTCCAAGCCACATGGGGAAAGGGAATCCCCGTGGGGTCAGGCCGATGGATCTCCACTTGGGTGCGCCACTCCATCTATGGGAATCCTGGTGAGATCACTGGGGAGCCCATCGGCGACCGCGAATACCTCGTCGACTTGACGAAGGTACAACTCACCACTTAGAACTTGATACAGTCGAGACCGTTGCACACTACCTAGGAAGGAATGAACAGCATGACTGATGTTGCCCCCACCGAGGCCCCCGAGGCCCCCGCCGATCCCTACGCTGAGAACCAGCGCCGGTCCGTCGACGTGATCGAGCGCGATCGTCGGGTCGCCCGACTGCTCGCCAACGCTCCCGCCGAGGGTGAGGATCGGGTTCGTCTGACGGTCGAGCAGCTCGCCGAGCGGCTCGAGCTCGGGCGGAACGCCACGTACGCTTCGGTCGTCAACCTCAAGCGCCGGAACTTCGTCGAGAAGGAGCGCACCGAGTCGCGCACCCCGATCTGGTTCCTCACCGATGAGGGCCGCGCCTACGTTAACCAGCTGCCGGCGGTGTGAACCTCTCGTCGCCCGTCCCGTGGGGAGCTATGCGGCTTCTCACGGGGACGGGGACGGGTTTGACTGAAGCTCTTGAGATGTGATACTATGATCGTAAGAACCTGCGACGGAGAAACCAATGGATGATTACGAGTACGCCGTCTTCCGCCGCGTGTCAGGTGCGAAGCATCGCGGTCCGATGACCGAACAAGATGCGCACGAGTGGATCGCTGAGTGGATTGACTGGGGCGGAAAGCCCGACGTGTTCTATGTCATGCGTCGCAAGATCAGCCCGTGGGAAGATGCGTAGACGAAAGTGAGATACGATGCCAATCTCAAGTGGGATAGAGGAAATCAAAGTCGAGGAGGCAGCGAAACCGACCTCAAGCCTCAACGGAGCGGGGCTTCGAGCACTGAGGGAAGACTTCGGTTGGTCACGGAAGACGCTCTCCGATACCTGTGGCTTAACGATTTCGGCGATTGCAACGATCGAGGTCGGTCGACGTCCACCGACCGAGCGTGAGAGAAGACTCATTACTGAGGTTCTGCTCAACACCCTCGAGGAAACGCTTGACGCACCACAGCCTGTGAGCTTGGTGAAGGGTCTACCTGAAGGCGTGACCCGCATCGGTGAGTGGAATGGTATCCGCCGTGGTGACCCGGTGAAGGTGCGTGGTGAGAAGGGAACCTTCCGTTTCCTCTACCTCCACCAGGATCCGACCCAAGAGTACCTCGAAGTCTTCGGCCCGGTGTTCAGTAGCAAGAAGAACCCACACGCCCCAGCCCGTCGAAGCTTCCTTCCCGAACGAGTCACGAAGGTAAAGTGATGCCCAACGATTATGGCGTGTGGAGCTACAGTGAGGACGCCTTCGTCACGGGTCTCTCCAACGTCCACGATGCGACGGACAATGAAGCCGCACTGATGTCTTCAGTGGACTGGCCGCCTGACGATCTCAACGTCGTCCCGTGTTGTCCCAATCATCGAAGCCGTCCCGCACCTGGCTGGGTCGGTGGCTGCGAATCATGTAAGGAGACGTGATGCCCATTCACGGTGGCCCAACGTTCCGGGAGTGGCAAGCAACGAAGCTTCCTCCCTCGCACGTTCGAGCTGTGAACCAGCTACGACACGATGCCGCACTGCTTGTTGCCCCACTCGTTGACTGGGCGATGGAGTTCTTTGACACTCTCATGAATGTCATCGGCGACATGCTTGAGACGGTTGCCGCCTACGTGCAACCTGCACTCGACATGCTTACCCAACTATGCGAGGAAGCACAATGTTCCCACAACACGAGTCCCGCACAACAGTTCCCGACCCCATCACTGTTACCACTGAGGATAGTGCGCGACTGACCATCGAGGACTTCACACGCTGCACCGTGCAGGTCGTGAACCACTCCACGGGCTCTGATGGCATCCGGCACGAAGCCGTCAGTGAAGGCAAGTTCATCATCCTCAAGCACGGCCTCAACTACGTGGATCACCAGCCTCGCTCGGTGTGGCTCGAGCTCTGTCCCGTGACCGACGCCGATGACCCGACTGCGTGGTGTGATGAGGGGTCGACGACGATGAGCGGGCTCTACTAGTTGCACTCCGCGACGGACAATGACACCAACTGGTGTCACGGAGAAGATTTCACGAAACCGTTGACACCGGGTGAGACCTCCTGATACAGTGTTCTTAGCAAGTTGATCGCGGGCCGGAAAGCAAGCCGGCCCAACCTATGACAAGGAGTCCATTGTGACGGATATCACAACTGAAGAGGCCGCCCCCGAGGTCGAGGTCATCGAGCCCGAATTCGTCTACGAAGAGACGATGTTCTCGAAGCGGGATCTGCCCTGGATGCAGCTGGGCACGACGGTCGACGAGGCCCAGAGCCTCGAGGACGCCATCAAGCTGGCGGGACTCGACTGGGAGGTCGAGCTGCGCAAGGACGGCTACCAGAACGCCAAGGGCAACTGGGTGACCGACCCCTCCAAGCGGAAGGTCGTCCGGGTGGACACGGACAAGCCCCTGGGCACCGTGAGCTCCACCTACGAGGCGCTCCAGTACCGCGACGCCTTCGACTTCCTCGCCGACACGGACGCTATGTTCGTCGCGGGTGGGCAGCTCAAGTTCGGTAAGCAGGCCTTCATGGTCGTGCAGCTCCCCGGACTCGAGACGCTCGAGGTCGCCGGTGGTGATCCGCACGACATGTTCACGGTGATCCGCACGAGCCATGACGGCTCCCGTGCACTGGAGATCCTCCAGATGGCACTCCGTGGAACGTGCATGAACGCGCTCACGCTCTCGTCCTTCGGCAAGAGCGGGTACTACGGCGGCAAGGCCAAGCAGCGCTGGTCCATCCGACACACGCAGAATATGCGCATCAAGATGGAGCAGGTCGCCGCTCTCCTCAGCGGTGCGGAGCAATACCGCGAGGAATTCGCCGAGACGGCCGCACGGCTGGCCGCCATCGAGCTCGAGCTGAAGGATGCCGAGAAGGTCATCACCAAGCTCGTCGAGGTCCAGCATGGGTACGTGAAGGATCAGGAGTCCTACGTCACCGGGATCATGAACACCTACCAGCACAGTACCCGCAACGGGTACCTGGGCAACGGGTGGGGTCTGGTCAACGCCGTCAGCGAGCACTACGAGCACGTGCGTGGCGGTGACCGTCGGACCCCCGAGGCTCGGTGGACGCAGGCGTTCGATGGCCTCACGCACAAGGCGGTCGACCGGACCGCGCAGCTGCTGCTTGCGGCCTAAGCAGTAATCGAGTGGTGAGCTCGATGGATGTTGGTGTGCAAGGGGACAGCCCAATGAGACAAAGGAAGATCTATGGGAGCAGCA